TAATTGAGCAATAAAAATATTAACTGAATCAGTTATAACGGCTAACTGTATTCCAATAGTACGAGTACCCGCAGTTGGTGTTGCTGTAACCGAATATCTAGCCCACGAGCCTGTGATAGTTTGGGGAGTTAGGATTGTGCCATCTAATGTTAAATTAACCGCACCTGTGCCTGTTACACGCTGAATATAGAAACTTAGAGTATAAGGTGTCGCTGTAATTGTTAATGTTTGATAAAGAGTCGCTACACCCGTTGCTGTGAAACTAAATGCAGTTGTAGTGCCAGCAGGGTCAGTTATACCGGATACAACCGTTCCATTAGTTGCTACCCAAGCCGCATTAGAAAAGGTATTAGATTGCAAAAACAAATTCTGCTCAGCCATCGCAGTCGTCTGCCCATCATAATATGTCGCTGTGTTGTTTCTAACGAACGTAATGCGAGGGTCTACGGTTTTGCTGTTAGCAAAGTCAAGGTTAAGGGTTGGTTGGACTGTTGGGTATGTACCACCACCTCCACCGGATACAGCGGTTTCAGCAGGATAGGTTACAAATACGTCTTTAGTACCAGCAGGGAACGACACCAATGCACCAGCATTAGATGATGACAAGACAGTAGTACGAGCTAACGCAGGTGTGGCAGAGACATAAGTACCAATACCAACTTCCCAATTAGTACCCGCTTGATCTGAGATAGTATAATAACAAGTGTTAGCATTACCAATTACAGAGAACGACTGATAGCCAGCGGCTGCGCCTAATAAAGTGGCTGTACCCGTACCAACAATGGTGGTGGTTTCACGAACACGATCATTAAGTACGAGTGACATATAAAGCCCCTAAGCGGCAGTTGCGGTATAAGTTATAGAAAGCGTATCGCCTGACGATACAGTCTTAACACCTGCGGGGAAGTCACCTGCAGAAAACAGAGTACCTGTAGTATTATCAATAGCAGAAGTGCCACCTACGTTTATAAAACAACCAGCAACTGTACCTGCACCTGTCATAGCAAATACCTGAACTGCTGTAGGTCCAATAGTACCAGCAGATGCAGTTCCAAAAGTTGGGGTCTTACGAGGGCCTGTGTAAGTAGGAGCATTAGCCGTACCAACTTCTAACCATGCACCGTGAGATGCTTGTGTATCGCCTACAGCTGCAGCACCTACACCTTTAAGACCCATAAATGCTACACCTTGAGCCGCATTAGTTAGAGCGCCTGTAATGGTTAAGTTCTTACCAACAGTGGTTACTAGGTTCTCAATGTTGTCTTCCCATTTAAGAACACCATCAGCACCGTGACAAACAACATGGTAACTACCATGCATCTCTATACCTTCTTTATGGGCTGCACCACGGTCTACAGTAGCTGAGCAAGTATCGCCCGATTGCATTATCTCTTTATTCATTTTAATTCCTTAAGAAAATCTAATAACAGCCGTTGTTGCTGTAGAGGGTGGAAAAGTTACTGTAAATGTACCTGATGCAGTCTTATCTGAACCAAAGTCTAAAACAGCTACAGAGGCATTAGTTGTATCATTATATATCAAAGCGCCACGACACAGAAAACTAGATGTTAACCATACGGAGTTATTAAATGATACATAAGCTGTTGAACCTGAACTAGCAGGTACTATAGGAGTTAATACATTACCCCCTGCGACATATCCTGTCCCAACTACTTCATTTAAAGTTGTATAAACTAAAGTTGCAGCATTGAGTTCTGCGTTAGCTGTATATAAAGCTATCTTATAAACATAGGGGGTACCTGTAGCAAAGTTCTCTACGCCACTTAGTAAGTTCTGTTTGAAAATTGTGCATTGTCCTTGAACTATCATAAGCTGCTATAAGGTAGTTTAGTTTGGTTGTTTCTGTAGCTATCTCCACGTTCCAATCCATCACCTAGGCGTTTTAGTTGACCCAAGGCTTCTTGATACTTTTGTTCGTAGTAACCAACCATATCCGCTTCACCTTTCATAAAGATCATAGCTTCACGCATAGCGCCGTAGAACAATACAGGATCGTAGTTATCACTTAACCAAGTAGTGCCTGAAGCAGTTGTAGTTATAGACTCAGGCATATAGTAATAATGTAGCTCTACACTATAACTAGCATCAGGTGTTGGTGTTAAGATAAGAGATAACTCTGTAGGGTATGTTAACTGTGAGCCAAATATAGCGTAGTACTTAGGTAGCCCTGTAACACTTGGATTAGGATAAGCTTCACGAATAAAACTCACATCCTTATCTATAAGATAATTATATACACCTAACGCACTGATAGCTGCAAGAGAGTACACAGCCATAAAGTCATTAGGACAAGACAGATAAGGATTACTAGTAGTTACATTGCCTGTTACATTCTTTCTAAGTACTGGAATCTGTACAGAGTTATATATACGAAGTTCTGCTTGACTCAGAAACAAGGGAATATTAGAGACAAATAACTGCTCAGTGTTTTCAGAGTAATCTTGTATAGCTTGAACTAACGCAGCGTAATTCATTGTTTACGCCATTGGACCACGAGCGATGGTTCCTTTTATAGCAGCGCCGTTACCACGAGTTTTTACACCAGTAGTTTTAATGTCCTTTTGAGGATAGCCTGAAGTATTAGCTGCAGGTGCTGGTTTAATTTGTGGGTATTTATCAGATAAAATAGTCATATCATTCTCTATGTTGTAGTTACTGAACTAACTTGCCCTACTGCAATTAGAGCATTAGGTGTTAAAACTTCGTCAAACTGTGAGGCGCCACCTACAGGGGCCCATCCCCACTGGAATATTCTTGAACCGCCAGCGCCGTAGTTATTAATGTCTAAACCTGATACCTCATAACTTGTGTCTCTACGTGGATTGCGTAAAGCCTGAGGATCACTCACGGGGAACATACCGATCTGTAACTGCGGTTGATCCGGTTCCCAACACGTAGGGCAAACTAATATGTTGGTTATCTTAGTCTTTATGGTCAATGGGCGCAATGTTTTAAGTAGGTATTCCATACCACAACGATCACACTGTGATATTGCAATCTTACCTCTAGCATACTTAGAGCTCATTAAATAAACGCCACTCTTGGAACCATTCTAACTGGAGCTTTCTCTCTATTTTCATCGGCTGCTAATTGGAACTGCTCATCATATACCATCTTTAATGCTTGGGCTCTTTGTAAATCCATACCCGGAAGCTTCATAGATAGGTAATAAGCTAAACCAGCTACAAGCGCAGGTAAGAAAAGATAAGGTATATCTTGCGTGTTGATGCCGTTACCAGCATCTTGCATTCTTCTTAAGCGCCAGTACACGAATGTATATTGGGAATCAGGAGCTTGCGGTGTAGGCCACACATTGATCGTTGGATTAGCTACGCCTGTAGGAGTTGTTGCTCCTGATTGTCTGTTTATCCACACTTGGATAGGTTTACCTAGCGCGTTCTTATTAGGGATTGTCGAGTAAGTAGAACCTGAAATTCTTGATATAGTTATATCGGATTGGTTTTGACCTGAACCTGTACGTATTACATGGTCTAATAAGTCAACGGTGTCTACAGGTAGTGGGTATGTTGCAACACCTGTGCTAAGCACAATCTGTCCTTGCTCTACAGTCCAGAGGTTTATACCCTTATTACCCCACTCTATCAGGAGTAAGTTAAGCGAACGTCTAGCTGTCTTAAAGTCATAACCACTACGAAGTTCAGAGCCCGCACGTTCAAAGGCTTCTTCAATTATTTCTGAGAGGTCTATATTAAATAGTGCAGTTCCAGTAGTGGTCATTTCTTAGCCCGTTTGTTTTTAGTAAGAGGAGGAAAGCTTTTAGCTACTCCCCCTTTCTTGTACATCTCTACAGCATTGGGATCGTCCTTACGGATAATCTTCTTACCTTTAGGCATCTTACTAGGGTTAATGTTGCCAAGACCCCTACAAGCTCTCATTAGCAGATTCTACCACGAGTTTTACCACGTTGAGCAATACCATCACCACGTGATGCTTTAACTGCGCCGCCTGATTTAAAGCCACGCATACCTGCACCAATAGCGCCATCTATAGGGCTTCTTTTAGGCGTGTTACTAAAATCTTCACTTGGGGAGTTACCTAATCCATACGCTTTAGCAGTATCCGCATCTTTTGCGCCTTGTTGCATCATTCGCATACTCATTTGTTTTTTAACATCTTCTTTACCTTCAGACATAAGAGGTTTTCTGTCCATACCTCTAGATGCTTCTATACTAGACCTAATATTATCAGCGTCTTTAATAGCTTCAGATGCTTGCTTACGTTTTACTTTTTCATCTTCTTTTTTAGGCTTCATATCATACGACCTTTGGTTTTACCTTTAGTTGCAACGCCGTCAGCAGCTTTTACAAAACCGCCAGTTTTATAGCATGATGCTTTACCACCAGCTTTCATCTTTTTCATTGACTCAGACTTTTCACCTTTAGCGTATTGCATAGGGGTGATCTTACCAGATTTAATAGCTTTAGCTTCTTTCAGCTCTTCGCCTTTAGTATCCTTACCTTTAAACATTTTTTTCAAATCAACTTTCTTAGCCATTTCGCCACCTTTTTTAAATGATTTACCTTTATCGGCAGCGGCAAACTCTTTACCAACTGCTTGCGGGACACCCGCTTTCTTTGCCATTTTAGGAGAATGAGCAATCATCTCCATGAAGTTATGTTGTTTAAGACTTTTAGAAGGAATTTGCGTTCTCCTTAATCTTGGTATATACTATTATTATCAATTCAACTATAGAGAAAAGATAATGCCTAAAAAACTTACTTGCAAATACTGTAACATATGTGGTACTCCAGTACTAGGAATAAAAAGGAAAGATAGAAACGCCTATCACTATCCCCCTAGATGCACAACTTGTTCTCATAAATCTTTTGATCCAAAAGTTATTGCCACCAAACTGCGAGTTATTTCTGAAATAAGAACTCCACCGTTACCTATCGGCTCTACAAGAATACATAAAAGTACAAAAAACTTAAGCTATATATTAATCAAAGTAGCGGAACCTGATGTTTGGAAGTATGAACACCGAGTAATAACAAATGCTCAACCTTCGCAACATGTTCATCATATTAACCATAACACCCTAGATAATCGTTTAGAAAATCTTGTTTTACTATCTCCTAAAGAACACCGCATTGAACATAGTTTACAACACAGATGGTCTAGGTCTTTTGAATCTTGTGTAGAATGCAAATCTACTTTACGTAAGCATTTATCTTTGGGCTTATGTACTGCATGTTATCAAAGACTTAAATATATCTCAAAAAAATAATTTACTTGGCACCGCACTTCCACCTTTTTAATGATGCTGCTTTACGTGTAGGTTTACCGTTCTCATCTTTCATAGGACCCGGCATACCTGCCATGCGCGAGCAAAATGATTTCTTTCTTGGTCCACCCTCCGGTTGTGGTGCTTTAAGATTAGAACCTGTAGCCGCATTATAAACTTTTCTACCCTTGGCTGTTAATCCTGCACCTTTGGATACTGGGAGTTTCTCACCTCTACCAACTGATAAGACTGGAGCTTTTTTAGTAGCCATTAGTGTTTAACCATATCAATAGCCCAAGTAACAAATGTAGCTACAGATGCGCCGATACCACCAACTACTAGTAGCAGTTTCCAACCCCCTTTAGCTTCAGATAAAGTTTTGCTTATTTCTCTAATAGCGTCCTTTATCTCTTCCATGTCTTTAGTCATTTTGTCCATGTCAGTTTGAAGGTGCCTTATATCTGCACTATGAGTAGCAAGCTCTCTTACTGTTTGCATAGCCGGGTCATCTTCTCTACGATGCTCCATGACTTAGCCATAAAAAATGGAGGTGGTAGTTGCCGCTGGATTAGTAACATATAATCCTGTAGAAGCTAAAATACCTTGTCCGGGAATAAGAATATTTGTAGCCCCTGCTGCTAATGGTGCTGTAAAAGAATATAAAGTAGCGCCACCATCACCATCTGTAACAGTTACAACTGCACCAGAAGCATAGCTGATAGTTAAACCTTTCAACCTTGTACGTACACTGACTGCTAATGTACTCGCTGCAGCGGCACATGCTGCCGATTTGACGTCTGTTTGCATAGCCATAATTAATCTCCTAAAGTTTAAAGAAAGGGGCTTTCGCCCCCATCAGATTAATTATTGAGCGTCAAAAGTTGAACGATCGTCAGGTTGAGTGTATTGAATAGTAACTACAACAGAACCAGCAGCGGGTTGACCCACAGAAGTAACAGTAGTAACAATAGCAGAACAAGGCGCTTCACCAGTGATTAAAGCTGATACATCTAACGTAGTAGATTGCATAGCTAAAAGCTGTGCAGCAGTAAAAGTAGGGGTTTGTCTACCAGCAGCGGCCTTTACGTTTACACCAGAAACATATTCAGTACCGCCAGCAGTTTTACCTATGGATAAAGTAGCAGAAGTAGCTGAATCATATACAACTAAAGTATCAACAACAATATTTAAAATACTGCAACCAGCGGGTACATAGCTAGTGATAGTTGTTGTTAACGCAGTAGTGTTAGCAGGTAGCGCTTGGACTTGTCTTAAGACAGTAGTACCAGTGTTTTTGTATTGGTTGTACTTAATAGTACCTGATTTAACTGGACCTGAAAATGTAGTACGTGACATAGCAATTTCCTTCATAGAAAGTATAAGCTCAGTAGTCTTCTATGCGTCTGCCGGGGCAGTCTACTAAGCCGGATATTCCCGGTATTAGGGTACTTATACTACGTATTTACTATTCGTGCAAGTTTATTTTATTTGACCAAACCCACCGTTTTTTACCACAGTCATATATTCTCCCTGCACCCATCAAATACGTCATTTCTTTTTCTGTACGTGGGTCAGTTTCGTGGTTATATATCTCCTTTACTTTGTGGTCGCCCAATCGTTTTTGTAAAACCCTTCTTTGGTAATGTGTCTTAGGTTTTAGTCCTATTTTCTGACTCCACACTTGGTAATCAGGCTGAGACTCCAACTCCATAACAAACCCCAACTGGGCATACATGCCCCCAGAAAAATATCTATTGTCGGAAAAAGA